CGGGAGCACAAGCTTCAGTATGAAACCACGAAGTTCATGTAGGCCCCGTTCCATACACAAATTGCATATGGAGCACAAGGCAGCATAAACCTCAGGTGACAATCTCCTTGGATTATAGCAATCAATGCTATAATACAGTGATGACACATCGATGCCAGCATAATAGTCGCCACCACAGCTCTCCTTGAACTTACCACTGATAAAAGATTTATCATGGTTAACGGTGAAACCAAGGCTTGTTAAAGCCTCGATAACATCGCTGGAGATTTCTGTGGCCACAACTAAGTCGTCACCAAACACAGAGTAAGCTGGTTTAACCAGCCTACCCCTGTTGCACCATTCTTGCGTCACATACTCGATAACAGCAGCGAACACTAAGCATTCAACAGGAAAGCATAACGCTGAACCCATTGGTGCAAACTTCCGCAATACTATTACTCTCCCGTCAGGCAACACAGTCTTTTTTGACCGCGTAGCATACAACCACTTTAAGAGTGGTGTTCGGGCGAATATGCGCTTCACCAGGTCCCATCCTACAGTATCGCTAGCAGCAGACAAGTCAATAGTGGCGAATGAATCGTCAATACTACCTTGTTTTGCCATTTCGCGATTCTGTGATTGGTCTCTAAGCTTAATACGCCTACCCAAGTATGGGTGGGAATCTATGAAGTCATATAAGCGCTCTCATTACTCCCTGTTGGAAGTACTGTAACGTCACAGGCTCCATAGAAATCGTACGAAGCTTCGAAAACGTCTTAGGGACAAACACTGTACGAGATACTCGTACAAGCTCCTCCCCTGGGATCCGAGGGTAATACTCATTCCAAAGAGGACCCAATACTATTTTAAGGTATAGGTCAACTTGGAGTGAATTATATTTGTCGTATAACGACAGCTTACCCTCGGCGACGCTACCTGAACCGTGTCTAGGAACTAGATTTTTCAAATCTAAATCCCGGAGCCAGACTCTCATTATGCGGTTAAGTCCGCTAACGAGGTCCGGCACACTATCGAGTGCCACGGCTGCCAGTGTATCCTCCGTATATAGATATGAGATAATAGCCTGTTCCTCGAGGCCAACGGCCTTAAGGTTAAGCTTTCTCCCAAATCTAAGGAAGGGAAGCACTGTGCGAAGACTCTCCGCTTTAGCATCTGCAGCCACAAACATGGAAGACAA